GCAGGATCAGACAGCAGATGCCCACCTCTGCTTGATGCGGACGGCAAGAGGACGTCCAGAACGCTCTAGGTGCATCCTGTCGGCGATTGGCAAGTCGCCGCGTTTAAGGAACACCTTCATTAGGGCGTCACTATCTCGAAGTGGGGACTTCGGGAGAGCACTCTCGACAACCATGCCCTTGACAAGGGGCCGGTGAAGCCGAGAACACACTCGTTCCGTATCAAACCCCAGGAACGAGTGGCGACCTAAAACTGGAGACTCTGGAAGTACAGCTGGGAAAGGCATTATCCTGCCCAACCACTGATCCAGTCTCGCCGCAGTTCTCCAGAGGCCCAGTTGATAAAACTGGTTCCTCATGGAGACGGCCGAGATAATAGTCTCCGGAGCGTCCCCACGTGATGCAGGGAGCAATTGTCTACAACGCACGATTGAAACATCGTGACCGTTGTAATACTCCTTGCCACAAGACTCTCTGAACTTGCCAGTCCAGAAAGACTTGTCAGCATTAACTATGTACCCAAAAGTACTTAGCATGCTGATCACGTGCTCGACGTAATCTACGGGAACGATAATATCATCCCCGTAGACGCGCACCCGACCCTTAAAGGACTTAACGTCCCGCTGGGTCAACCGTCTGTTGAGCCCCTGTTCAATCCCCATAAAGGCCAAAGTCGTAAAGACCATAGCCTCAAAAGGGAAAGTCAGGGCTGAACCCATAGACGCGAACTTGGCTAGGCGTTGAACGCCATGACCAGGTACATCAGCCTTCCGGCTCCTACAAGCATCCACAGCTCTCGCGAGATGCGGATGCCGACTCAGTAGGAGGCGTACATGCTGATTCGAAACGCGATCGGAAGCCTCACTCAGATCGAGTGTGGCCAAGGATCCATCAATGGATCCTCTTCTAGCCATGGACTGATTAGGTCCTTGGTCGTCGAATCCGACGATGCTCCCCATATTGTCAGAACGGGAAATAGCATCAACGAGTACCTCCATGATCCCTTGCTGCACATATTGCATTGCAGTGGGTTCAACGGCGATAATTCGTGGCGTTTTGAGCGTTTTAGGAACTGAGATAACCTTGACAGGTCTCTCAGCTCCGGGTTCGAGGTAGTGAAGTCGGCTAGCGTCATAATGACGCCAATTTGGAAAGATGTACTCCCCAGCAGGGAAGTACTCCTCCAAACGCCCAGGCCACTCTTGCTGCTTATACTTCGCGTTACCGCGGAGTTTGTCAGCAGTGGCACCAGGCCCGTGCTTCGGAACGACGTTTCCCCAGTAGATGTCTCCATCCACCTGGGACAATACGTCAGCCCAAAGTAGTCTCGATACGCGTGTAAAGTCCTCCTTGGTAGAAGGACCGAGCCGTGCATCGGCACTCTTCACTCCCTTCTCACTCTCGATGTAACCATCCATTGCTTTTCGCACCCGCTTTGGCGTGCAGGGCATAGCCAACTTGTTGAACATCAGTGTCAACTGACGAACAGCAAAAATGGCATCAACGGACGGATCATCGAGCAACAGTCCGGTCTTCCGGTCGAAGATGAGACCGAGGAAACCTCCTAGAAATAGGGGGAGACCTCCTCTCCCGCGGGTAAAACCGCGGAAGAGTTGAGAGTCTACCTTCCCTTGCTCGAGACCTTTTTGGAGGTCAGAAGCAAAGGTTGGTAAGGTAATCGTGAGAAACGACAACCCTTCACCTTCTTCCCGCCTCAGGATCGTTTTCCAATCCTGAGTGGTGCTAACGCCACACCAGGTTCCGACCTCGGTCAGAACCTCCTGTACTAGAGACATCAGGCTTTTCAAGGCCCCCTCTTTCAATAGAAGGTAGGTCTTCCCTAGCCGATGTCACTCGTCGACATCGGGGGTTAATTACTCCCCCGAGTAACTGCCATTGATAAGGCAGCCAGTCCTCTTCTAACCCCGCAAGGGGCTTAGTTCTCGCCACCCAAGAGCTGGGTGGTACGAGCACCCGAAGTCGCAGTGAGGTACGCGGTTAGCGCATCCACAATCTGCTTCTGCTCCGCAATCGTAAACCCGGTATCCGGAACATCCACCACGAGATAAGTACTCATGGAGTATTTGATGTTCTGGGCCGAGATCAACGGGTTAGGAGCAATCTTCGAGAAGTCAATGCGGGCTGTATGACGCGTCCTCTTTCCAGAGGAGTGAGCGACAGACAGCCGGACAGTTCCGTCGTCCTTAGTAAAGACGCCGTTACTGACACCACTGCTCGTACGCGGAAGCGTCTGAGCAATCGCATTGATGGTGATGGACTGTGGGTCGGCGAATGCCATGGCAAGTCTCCAAACAGGTTGCTCCGTGTCAACTTTATGACACGGATGAGGAAGATGAACGGAATCCAGGATACCTTTTGGGTCCCTTCAACCGCACATCATACGAGGTGGAGTTGTTTTCTCCAAACCCCGCTTACCGCACTCGGCTGACACCCAGTGCGGTCATGATGGCAATCTGCTTGGCAGAAAAACTGCCAAGGTTCATGCCAAACCCCCATGGGGATGCTTTCCTTCTCACTTTGGTTTTACTTTCAAACCACTGTGAGATGGGGCCAGTAGGACCATAACCATTAAAGGTGATCCCACTGTTGGAATAGGTATGTCTAGATGTGCTCTCGCACATGATATACCCACGCCTAAGCATCAGGTTATCCCGACCGAACGCACCAAGGTTAGTAGCAATACTACCTAGGTTAAAGAACCAGTCGGAAAACCAGCTCCAAGGTTGCAGGTTCCAGAGGACATCAGGAGTAATCCTGATACCCAGCAGATGCTCAGCATCTGCCGCGTACAGCA